CTCCATGGCGCGATTGACATACCGGTCATTGCTACCCGCCTCGTAATGCCAATCGCCCGCATGATGGGTGTGGACAGGCGGCAAAACAAGATCGAGCAACCATTGCGGCGCGCCCACTGTGTCGTCCGGGCCGGTGTCGCCGAGCCAATGATAGGCACGGCCATCCGCCATAGAGCTGCCACCCGCAATGACAAAGCCACCCTCGCCCCGAACATCGACGCCATCACCAAGCTTGCCGCGGTTACGGACGCCTTCAACGTGCCGGAAGAAGATATGCGTGCCGCCATTGGCCGTCTGGACGCGGGCGCTGTTTGGGAGGTCGCCGTGGGCGGCCTCCATCGCGGCAAGCCATTCGTGGCCGTTGGCGCTTGCCTTGATGTCCAGGTCCAACACCCAAACACCAGTGCGCTCACCGGTCGGGATGCCAACGAGAGCGCCGGGGTTGCGCTTCCAAAGCTCGCGGATGATCCTCTCCGAAAGCGTGGCGCCGCGGAAGCCGTTGCTGATAAGCGGTGCCTTCTCCGGCAGGACTTCGCCGGTTTCGGGGTCATAATCGTCGGCGGCACGGCAGGGGAATACCGGCCAGCCCTGCGCGGCATAGTGCAGGGCGAGGTCGAGCATGGGGTCTGTGGGTGCGGGGTTAGGCTGCAATGCTGGCCTCCTGCTTGTTGTCGTTGGCAATCAAGGCCAAAGCCGCCTCCACCCTTAGGATGGCGCGGCCGATCGCTTCGGGTATCTGCGGAACGACTGCGTCGCCGAACGCCTCGACGATCAGGCTGGCCGCAGCAGTCCCTTTGCGACTGCCGAGCGCAATGCGCGTGCCAGCCACCCAGGTGGAAAGCCCATCATCCAGCCGTAGGTGACGGGCAAGGCCGCCGTTCCAGTCAGCCCATGGCTCCGCAGGAGTTGGGCTAGGGCTCGCGCTCCCGCCCATTTGTCCGACGCACGGCCCGTTATCGCTCCATCCATCACAGCATCCATAGTCGGGCTTTTGCGCCGATCGTAGGCTGGACTCCAGGAGTCCAGCCGCTTGTCCCGCTTCGTCGGGGTGGGGAGGGTTTCGAGTGCATAGCGCAGCAGGTTCGGCGTATCGATCTGTGCCTTCTGTCCGTTCGCACGCTTGCCCGTCTCGATTGCTTCCTTGGACAGCGTCCGACCGCCGTTCGGCTTCACCGGCGTTGGCATCATCTGCGGCTTCAGCAGCGTTTCCAGTGATGGGCGCTTGCGGCTTGGATCGTTCGGGTAGCTCTGCGAGCCGTACCGCGTCGCCGTGGGTGTCGGAAGTAATGCCTCGACGATCGTCGGCGACCTGCCTCTCGCAAAGTCCTCTGACCGCGGTGCTGACTTCTTTGTCGGCGTTCCGATCATCACATTCCACGGTCTGCACGAATCCCACTTCTGCATGGAATCCGCCGCGAAGTTTCCCTTGGTCGTTGGCGTCGCTAACCTTGAACCCAGTGAGCCAGCTTCGCTTGCGCTCGTGGTTGGCCCCGATGTCTCCAGCACTGACCACAAACGGCCAGCAGGTGTAGCCGATGGCCTCCAGCGCATCGATGACCCTGTCTGCGCCTCTAGTTCGGAGATTAGCGCTATTCTCAAGAGCGAACCAACGAGGCTGGCATTCGTCGATAAGTCGGACGGCCTCGAAATAGAGGCCACTGCGCTCGCCGTCGACGCCCTTGCCTTTGGTGTTCGCGCTGCCGATGTCTTGGCAGGGCGGCGACCCGACGATGATGTCGGGAAGCCCAATACCGTCCCGAACAAGTCGGTCTGCGGTAAGGGTTGTGACGTCGTCATAGACATGCACTCCGGGGTTGTTCTGGGAATAGAGGGCGCGCCGCCAGGGGATGACTTCGCACGCCGCTATGGTGTGGAATCCGGCGCGGTGCATGCCCAGTGACCACCCACCAGCGGCAGCGCTGAACAGGTCGAGGACGCGCGGGCCGGTGTGATTGTCGTTCGCCGCTCCCCGTGGCACACTTTCGCGATGCGTCATTGGTTCAAAACTCCTGTCTCGATCTGGGTTGGCAGCAACGCCAGGCAGGTTGTGTCGTCGGCCGAGGAGGCGGCACGCCTTCTGCTCGACGATGAACTGTGGCCAGTTACGGACACGCTGGCCGCGCGTGAGGTGTTGCTCGCCGCGCTGGAGGGTGGGGCCGATGACCCTGCGCTGCTCTACAAGGCCCGCAAGGCGTTTGCGGCTGTGGCGAAAGAGGCGGGCATACTTGCCGACTAGAAGGGGGCATCCCCATCCGTTATCAGCCGCCGAATACCGTCCTGATGCGCCTGTATCGCGCACCGCCATAGGGCGCGGCGGGTTACATCGTCATAGGCCGCAATGTCCGTGCCGTGCTCGGCGGCAAAGTCGCCCGTGGCGTCATCCACTGCGTCAAGCGCCTTCACCTCATAGGCATCCCATCGGCGCACCGACTTGACGTATTCCAGCAGCGGTACACATTCGGCGCACAGCCACCGGGGGTCGTTGGGTGGTTTGCCTACGCCAATGCCTATGGCGTGGCGGCCGCAGACGTGGCAGGTTGTCGGTTCATGCTGCGCCATGGGTAGCTCCGAATAGGTCGGCCTGCGGCTGATTGTCGTTTGCAGCAGCGGGTTGTTTGGCAGCAACAGGCCGCGCTTCGGTGAAGTCGACGCAGACGATCTCGCAAATAGGCGACACCCCCTTCCACTCGTCCTTGTAGAGCGCCGTATCGACGCCACAGCCAGCATCAAAGTGAAGGCCGGTCAGTTCCTGGAAGGCCACGGCACGCCCGCCTGTTTGGCGCTCATAGTTTGGCCGCCCCGAAAAGTTGAAGCCAGCCGACATCTGCGGGACGATGAACGTTCCGTAGTCGGCAAGGTGCGCCGCTATGTCGATGACGTGAAACTCGAAGTCTTTGCCTGCGTAGCGTGGACTGTTTTTGGTGCGGCGAATGTTACCGAAAGGTGGGTTGCTGATCGCAGAGTCGAAGTGGCCCAGACGCATGTCGAGCACGCCCAGAACATCCGCGCAGATCCACGTTGCTTCTGGCAGCAGTTTGCGGCCGACCTCGACGTAATCCGCGTTACGCTCGACACAGGTAATCTGTGGTCTGCGGTGGTTGAACCGGCTGCGTTGCCAAACTGCATACGACAGCATGCCAATGCCGGAACACAGGTCGATTACTCGCCCCGCCTCCAGCATCGATCGCGAAGTCGAACGCCATGTCGAACGGTGTGAAGAACGCACCAGCCGCACCGTTGACATGGTTCGCGCCTTCGTTCCAGTTTCGATAAACGAATTCCTTGTCATCTTCGGTCAGGTGGTCTTGCTGAAGACGCTCTACGGCGGCCGCGTGCGACTTGGCTTGGGCTCTGGTGAGCTTGGCCATTAGGCTGCCCGCCCGTCTGCCGCACCTGCTTGCCCGGGAGCAGAATTGTCGTTATCCCCAAAGAGCGACGCAGGCTTTTCCTTTTTGGGCCGCTCCACAAACATATCGCCCTGCGCATAAGCCTTTTCGATACGCACGCAGGCGATGTCGAAATAGCGCGGATCCAACTCGATGCCGATGAACTTTCGCCCCATTCGTGCGCAGGCGACGCCGGTTGTGCCGGAGCCCATGAACGGGTCTAGAATGGTGTCGCCGGCATTAGTGAAGTCGGCCAGCAGCTCCGCCATGAGCGGGATTGGCTTTTCGGTCGGATGTCTACCATCACGGTCGCGCTGATTGGTCAGGTGCGTATAGACGCCACGCTTGCCACCCGCGTTCCAGCGCGCGTGGCCTTTGCCGTTCCATGCTGTGACGAAGCACTCCGCGCCCTGACCTGGCCCCTGCCCATTAAGTTGTGGCGTTGCGTCGGGCTTTACCCATAGGCAGCCGCGCTTGTATTTCATGGGCGATGCGTTGATGGCTTCGGCCCAATAGGCGACACCCTCAATAGTGCAGAAGGCGATGAACCAGCCTTCGCAAATACGCTCGGCGGCAGACACAACGTCGGCCCGAATGTCATTGATGGACGAAAAATCCAGCCCTTTCAGATCTGGACCCTTATCTGCGCGGACCCGTCCGCGCAGGCTATTCTTCGATGCGTGAAGGCTTTCTTCATACGGCGGATCACTTATGACGTGATCCACAGGTTCCAACGTCGCCATAACCTCAAGGCAATCGCCGTTGTACAAAACGGTATCGCCAATGCGTTCAATGCGCATATCATCTCCTCATTGTGGTGCATGGTTGGTAGCCGTGTATGGTGGTTGTGCGGGGCACAACTAGGCGGGTGCTATGCTGCGCGGACGGTCAGCGTCTCACCGCCTGTAACAAGCCGCGCGCCGGGTATCTCGCCGCAGCCCTTCACGACATCCAGAATGGCTTTTTTGTCCGGAATACGCTCAACACGCACCAACTCGGCAGGCAACGCATCCGCGTCCACAATCTCCACACTGTCCCTACCCTTGCTGACGGACACTGTAGCCTCTGGCAGTGCAACCTTGGGCAGCCCAGCGGCTTTCAGCAGGCGCAGCAGCAGTACTCGCATCGCCTCCTTCTTGCGCTCGTGGCGGGCCCTTCTGCCGGCAAGATCGCGTGCGCGATCCGCTATTGCTTTCGCCATGCTGTCGGCATCCCGCTCTACAGCAACGATGCGGGCAAGGATGCGATGCGCGTCGGTTTCGCCTTCGATGGTATCGGCGCGCAGTTCTTCGTCTTCGGCTAGCTCGGGATACGCGGCCAGCAGGTCCGCGAACTCGCGTTCGAGGACGGTGACGTCGTAGGCGAGGTAGTTTTGGTTTGTCATGCCGAGACTCCCAAGTTGGACGGAATGTCAAGGACGCGGCAGTCTGCTGCGGTTAGCGAAACAAATGTTGCCGCCGTTGGATTGGCTTCTTCCGCCGCCCGCGAAAGCCGAAGAAGCGGACGCAACTTGCTGAGAGTGAAGTTGTGGTCGCGCTCCACATGCTGCTTGGGCGAAAAGTAATGTATCGGAGTCACGTAGATGGCCTCCGCCTTCTCTCGCGACGGCAATCGCTCCTTTCTACACCATAGGAAACCGCTGATTATTGGCGTTTCCATTATCTTCTTAATGCGCTCTTCGCGCGCCTCAGAACGTTGCCGCTCAACGCACTTGATGCGCTCGGACGCCGTCTTGGAAACGTACTGCGCAGGGAATAGTGCGCTTGCTGTCGTCATGCTTCATCTCCTCTTCGTGGTTATCCGGGTTGGTTGCCCGGCGGTGTGGCCAGTTGGTCGGCCCTAGAAAGGTATGCTGTCGTCCAGAAGTTCGGCGTAGTTGTCATTCTCTCCCGAGGGCACATTGTCGTTGTCGGCAACGCGGTGCCCCACGACGGACCAGTAACGCCCGTCGGGCCTTACCGAAATCTCGGCCGTTTCCTTCAACTCGTTCTGCCGCTCCAGCGCTTCCAGCACCGTCTTAGGAAACGGCCGCTTCCCGCCGTGCTGTGACCACCAGCGGTGTGCCCTGGATTGCGCGTAGCCGCTGTGTTCAAAGCAAAGCCATTCATTGAAGGTTGTCAGGCTTTGTGCGTAGGTCACCTTGACGGACGGCGGCTTATTTCCTTTTCCTTCGTGGAACGCGAATCTGCGGCGGGTGATGGGCCGCCATGTGGCTTCGCCCTTGGAAAGCATCGGAACATCGTCGGCCTGCTTTTGGATTTTCGGCGTGTCGTCAATCGGGAACTCGTAGCCGCAATCCGGGCACTCTCGCGCGCTGGCATGTACCAGCGACCTGCATCCACCCATGTCCTGCGGGCACTGCTTGACCGGCGCTTCGCCCGTGCCGGCGCGCATGGCTGGTGGTGTGACCGCATCGATCGGCCCGTGCTTACGTACGATGCCAGCGAAGTCGAGAAATAAGCAGTCCTGCTTGCCCGGATAGAGCCGCAGTCCCCGTCCCGCCATCTGGACATAAAGTCCCGCTGACTGAGTCGGCCGGCAGAACGCCACCAGATCAATGATCGGCAGATTCGTCCCGGTGGTCAGAACTGAATTGTTTGTCAGAGCCCGCAGTCGTCCTGCCTTGAAGTCCTCTAGAATACGGTCGCGCTCACTGGCAGGCGTTTCGCCTGTGATGGTTTCGCAGGTGAACCCGCGACCGCGGATTTCATCGCGCATATGGAAGGCGTGGTCGACGCCGGAGCAGAAGGCCAGCCATGCGCGCCTGTCCTGCCCATAAGCAACAATTTCGTCCACCACGGCGCGCGTCAGGTCGTCATGGTCAACGGCTGCCTGTAGCGCGTTTTGCTTATAGTCGCCGCCCAGCTTGCCAACGCCGGACACGTCATAGGTGGTGGCCATGCCTTTGCTGATAGGTCGCACCAGAAACCCGCTATCGATCAGATCCGAAATCGGCAGGTCATAGGCAATGTCATCGAACAGTGCGCCCTCGCCTTCATGTAGGCTGCCCTCACCTAGTCGATATGGCGTCGCGGTGAGCCCAGCCAGCTTCAGGTCAGGATTGATCGCGCGCAGACCGTCCAGCAGCTTGCCGTATTGGGTCTCCGATTTCCGCGGCATCAG